ACTCCAGCACCACCACCGCCGATGGTAGCAATCTGTTGTTGGATTCTATTGATGAATGTTCTGTAATGATTTTGTAACTGATCAAAGGTTACAAACTTTTGATCTAGAGGAGTTAATGGATCTGCAGAATTGTTTGTGGATGGGTCTCCAGGTAAAGTTGGATTATCCTCCGTTAAAAGTTTTTTTTCGTTTATCTCTGAAATAGTCTCCTCAAGATATGCAATCTTTTCGACTAACTCTTTATTCTTTTCTTCTAATGTGTCTAACTGAAGTCTTTCAAGAACTTCTTTTATTTCTTCCTTTACAGATTCAATATTTTCATTTTGTTTTTTGATGTGTTGTTCATTGACAACCAGGTCCATTTGAAGACCTTTCATTTGCTCAGAAATATTATTTCTGAATTTTCCTACTTCTGTCTTAAGAGCAGCATGGTATGTTTCATTAGAATTAATTAAAACACTCTGAATTTCTTTAAGATCTTCAGTAACAGTTTCTTCTAGGAAATTAAATCTCTTGTTATACTTTTCAATCTCATTAGAGTAACCCTCTAATTTTTCATTGTCACTAATCTCTCTTTTCTTGAAGTCTTTGTAAAGATTGCTATATGTCTTAGAAATAGAATCAATCTCTTCTTTATATTCATCAATTACTATCTGGAGTTCTTCTATCTTTTCGGCAGTCTTTTCAGTTACTTCTCCAGAAATAAAGTCAACTTTCTCTGATAGAGAGTTTACCTTTGAAAGAACTTCCTCTTCTAATTCCTTTACTTCTTGCTCAGATTTGAGTTTAGTCTCAATTAAGAGATTGTTGTATTTGGGTATTTCAGTCTCTGTAAATACCTTTACTTTTGCATTGAGATTTTCAATAGTTTCTTTGTAAGAATCTATTGCATTTTTGATAGTTTCTTCAGTTTTTAATTCTGTTTCGGTAAAAAACTTTCTATACTTGGGAAGTTCTTTTTCTACTAAATCTTTTACTTCTTTGGTATTTTTTCTGAAGTCTTCTTTAACTTCAGAAATAACTTCAGTGTTGAGTTTTTCAACCTCTGATAGAGCAGTTGTAACTTCTTTGTTTACATCTACTCTAATGGTATTTAAATTTTCTTCTACCCTATCTTTTAACTGCCCAAATCTATCGTCAACTCTAACCTCAGATTCTGAGATTAGTTTCTTATATTTTGGTACGTCAATACTAAGAAATCCTTCAACAGAAGTTGACAGACCTTTAAAATCTTCTTTGATCTGATCAACGGTTTTTCCGTTGATAGATGAAATTTTAGATTCAATCTTTGATATTGATTCCTCTACAAAAAGAAGTTGTGCCATCATGGCACTATCTAAATCTTCTTGCTTGAGTAAACTCTTTATCTCATCTTTGATAGTATCGACTTCACTGGATACGTTCTCTACCTTTTCTAAGTTTTCTCTAAAACTATCAAAAGTAGAAGTGAAATCGGATAATGATTTAATATGATTTAAGTTTGCTTTAAAAGTATCAAATGCTTCTGAAACCTGTTCAATTTTTTCTGGAGACGCAGCAATATACTCCTCTTTTACTTCATCAAGAGGAGTTTTCTTAGTATTTTCAAAAAAATCTGAAGGCTTCTTTAATGCCACGTTTAATATATCTCCCGTATTTTATTATTTATTGTCCTCTTTTAATCCGTGTTTGAGCATCTTTGCTAGTTCTGCAGTGGATCCAACAAACAACGCATTATTGACAGTAGATGGTCCTTTAGACTGTTTTTCTTCTTCTACGTCTTTTAATTTCTTTTGTAAGTCCATCAGTTTGTCGGTTGCATCAGACACACTTTTAATCAACTGACCAGCAACTTCATATGCTCTTGGTTGCTCCGATTCTTGTGCTAGTTCTAAAACACCATTTAATGCTTCTTGACCTTTTTCGATTATACTATATAGATTTCCTCTAGTATACTCATAATCTTTTTTTACGTCATCGGAATTGGATTTTAAATTATTCAATTCTTTCTTAACTACTTCTGCTTTTACAATGTCATCTGAGACATTGAAAGTTTCGTTAAGATCGTCAAAGTTTTTAGACATTAGATAAATCCACCATCAAAACCAAAGTTATCGCCATCTTCGATTAGAGCACTATCTACACCAATTGTTCCCGTACTTGTTATTGTAGTAGTGTAATCAATACCTTTAACCTCAGAACCTGCAACATGTTTAGTAGCAGCAGTATTATCCCTTCCCCTGTCTACGGTTAGTTTATTTCCAGTCTTTGATCTTACATATAATTCTTCATCACCAATAAAGATATATTTGTCCGCTAAAATACCAGTAGCATCAGCAACTTCGATAGTTTTTGCTGTTGCTGTGACATCTGCTGCCAAAGTGGTGACAACGTTATCAACATAAGACTTGAGTGCCCTTGCTGTAGCAGAATAAGTAACTTCTCTTCTTGTATTTGTTGTATCTGTTCCAGTAAGATAACTGACAGTGGACCTCTTGATGATATCTTTGGATGCAGACTTGGTAGGTCCAAACAGATATGTTTTAGCAGTAAATCTTAAAGTGTAGTATAAAACTCTTCTGGTAGTAAAATCACCTTCATAATCATCTTGCATTGTAACGCTTTCCAAGACGATTGGAACATCTCTTTTTTCTTTTATCTGATCAACTAATTCGATTGTCAGATTATAAGCTGGTTGGAAATATGGTAAAATTTGTTCTATAATTTGAAGAGCATCATCATTTAACTTCGTAAAAATACTCAACTCAAATTGCATATTGTATGGAACAGGCATGAAAGTTTTTTTAGTTTCCGTTCCATCATCTTTATCTTTTGCTACAAAGGTTTGTGTAGTAGTAACCTTTCTAGATGGATCGTAAGTTAAACCAGTAAACTCAAATGACATTCTTGGCAATGTAATTGCCATTGGTTTGTTGAGATCTGGAGATTGTTCAATTCTTGCTAAAAACTTTTGAGTTGGACCATATGCCAAAGGAACTCTTACAACAGAATCTTCCTGTCTAATTTCTAAAGAATTAAACAGAGTTCCAAAACCGATGATGGTTCTTCTTAGAATTTCGTTGTAAAAATATTCAAACATGATTAATTAGTCTATTGGTGCCAACGATAAGACTATTTAGGGCATTCCGAATGGGTTTTGTTCGCTGAAGTCAAGAATGGAATCTGCTGCAAGTTCTATGTTAACATTATCTGCAAATGGATCGTTGGAAGGTTCTCTTGTAACTAAAAGCAGAGTTCGTGTTGCACCAGAATCTTGACCAATTATAGTCTCTCCAGCAACAAAAGATCCCGAAACTGATGCAATTTCAAGAAGATTTGATGTGGAATCCCAAGTTCTAACTCTTGCAGTTACTCCAGATGTGGATCCAGTGACTATTTCATTAAATGCGAAATTGCCAGTAGAAGTAGAAACTGGTGTTTCAATGGTAATATCTGGTGGGATGATATAGAGATTACCTCCGTCAGTTACATTGATACTGGTTACCGTTCCTGCCGCACTGATAACTGAAACACCCGTAGCAGTTGCAACTCCAACAACCTGATCAATATAGTTTTTGTCTCCTACAGTATTGGATATAGAAACTGTTGGTGGTGATAAGTACCCGCCGCCACCATAGGTTACAATAATTCCAGTAACAATACCACACTGATCAATACCAAATTCAAATACGGACGTTGCAATTCCAACATTTGTTGGAGCCTGATTTATGGTGATAGTGCTTGATCCAATAGATGTAACAAATGTGCTTGTTGGTATGAAATTATATAGATTACTATAACCAATGCCAAGTCTTACTCTATCTCCAACAATAATATTTGTTGTAGTAATACCTGTAATAGTTGTCGATCCAATACCAATAGTTCCTTGAGTCTTAATCGAATTAAATCTAATCGTCGCAATACCAGTTGCTCTAAATGCTTCATTTGCTCCACCTGGACCACTAATAGTGACAGATGGAGTAGAATTATAACCATATCCACTATTTCCGATACTAATAGTATCTACCGTACCATCAACATCAATTGTAACCGTTGCAGTTGCTTGTGTTGCACCAGTAGATCCAGAGAAAGAAATTGTAGGCGCAACAGTATAACCTGCACCAATCGTTGCACCTGTTCCCACTGCCCATGGATCAGAGACATTGAAGGAAACCGCAGTAACGATACCAGTGATAGGATTAATTGTTGCAACACCAACAGCAGTGACTGTTGGAGCATCCATAGTGCCAGATGTAGAGATTGCAACTGTAGGTGCAGTTCTATACGCTCTACCGGTGGTGCTAAAGGCAATAGAACCTGGATCTATAGATGATCCAGCAATTCCTATTGTTGCTGCAGCAAAACTAATCCCAGGATGAGATATGCTTACAGTTGGAACACTAGTGTAGAATTTACCTCCAGTAGTTAATCCAAGTGTTGCTACTGTTCCTCCAGTCAAACTGATATTATCAAGAGTTGCTGTTGCTTGAGCAGCGTTTCCAGTCCCTGTTGGCAAGGAGAATGTAACTGCGGGTGCTTGTCTGTAGAATACACCGCCTGTAGTACCTCCAGGGAAATAGTACTCTGATGAACCAGTGCTGATAACTGCACGGGTTACACTAACTCCACCACCAACTACTGGGAACTCTAAAATTGCTGTTGCTGCTGCTCCAACATGTTTTGGTGTGGAGAATGTAACTGTAGGTGCAGAAACATATCCGCCTCCACCATTTGATATGGTGACAACTCCAACTATACCATTTCCTAATAATGTTGTAGCTGCTGCCCCAGTCCCAGAACCATCGCTAGTTCTAAAAGATACCTCAGGTGCTGTTAAATATCCAGATCCTGCATTTAAAACACGCACTCCTTGAACTGATTGTAATTTGGGGTTGGCATTAAGATTGCAGACATTAATGCCTCCAATCATTGTAGCAACACCAACAGCATTGATTCCTCCAGATGGAGCAGAGGATATTTCTACAGATGGGAGCACAGCATATCCGCCACCCCTATTAGTAATAGTAAATCTTCTTACACCACCATCTACAATTCCAGAAAGTGCTGTCGCAGTTACTGCTGATCCAACCATTAAGAGTGATTGTGATGATCCCTGACCAGTCCAAATACCATTATCATCATATCCACTAGCATTATCTCCTACAAGTTCATCGTCAATTTCAGCAATACCAGTATCAATGACCTCATCCTGATAACGGAACAGTTCACAATAGAGTTCATAAACATAGAGATTTTGTAATTGATAGTATGGTTTCGCATATTCAATATCTTTGATCTCATAAAGACGATCATCTAA